CCTGCTTTGTTTTCAAAGTTAATGCCATCTGGAGCACCTGTGTCTTTGCGAGTAATGTTTAACTTGGCATCTTCTTTGTATTCTTGTAGGTTCAACAATACCTTGAGCTTGCTTAAGTTGGGCATACCAAATGTGCCAACAAAGTCAGCAACGGGGTTGGTAAAAGCGCCTTCCACTACAACTGAACGATCTTCGGCCAAGCCAGAGATAGTAGTTTCTTTATCGGAGCCAGTGATTTTAACCAAATCAATAACACCCAAATCAAAAGTATGAGACACTAAGTCTAAGAGATGATCACGCATTTTATTTCCTTTATGTAAGTAAGAGTAGTATAACAGAGTTATTTAGAATTTACAACTGAATTGGTATTATTTTGGCATTATTTTTGCCAATATTTGTCCGCCGCGAATTGATTCAAATGTGCCAGGACGTTTAAGTTCAAGCCAAGTTGACCCGCAGTCAGTTAACTCAAAGTGTATTTCGTAACCAATTCTTTCGGCACAACTTTTTAAAAGTTTACCTGGAGTGTAACTGGCAAAATGAGATTCGGCTAGTTCCACCGCTTGAACATGATCACAATTATTAAAGGTCATGATTAAAGTACCACCGGGTTTGAGTTTGGCATAAATTTCTTGAAGATATTGCTTGATGAGTTCAAAAGGGCGATAGTTAAAAAAATTATATACTAAACAAACACCAAATTGGCCATCGGGCAATTTTGCCAAAATATCATCCGATGATTCATCGATAATATATTTTCGAACTCTATTTTGGTATACTGTATTGAATCTATCCAAGGTAGGTTGCAATAGTTCATAACTTTCGTCTACAAGGTATAACGGATCGTTAGCAGTAAGCTGATCGATAAATTTTTCACGCCCAGGGCGAATAATCATGCCGGTACCTTGCCAATTGGTGTGCTGATATAGTCGCGTTATAAATTGTGCAAATGTTTCTTCACTCACATGCATCTTCTTGTCTAGCACTTCCTGCTCCATATGAGTTTTACGTTCAAGAATAATCTCCGGAGACAGTTTAACTGGAAAATTTATTGGTTGGCCTTCCACATACAATTCATTATTGGCCAACAAGTAATAATAATGACGATAGGCATCGTAGCGTTGATAGCTTTCCTGAAAATAAATTCGCTCTTCTTGCGTAATTTTGTCGTCAATAGCACACTTCAATTGGTCCAATGTTTGTTGGTACTCATCAAATGCTTGTTTGATTAACTGATACTTTGAAGGTAAATCATTGATGTAATTGTCTATTGAAATGTTATGAGCCGCAATAGTAAAGTCAATCTGAGCAGTTTCACTATCGGTTAATTGTCGTGAAGCGTTAATTGATAACTTATCGAGTTCGTTTCTATAATGTATTAACTGGCTAAGTTTCATTTTAGAACTCGAACAAATTAGTAAAGGTATTTTCAGTATTGGTTGCTGATGCTAAATCCCAATCCAATACACCAAGCAAATTATCTACTTTCTGGTCTACAACAGTAGCCTCCATTAAGGCATCATCAAATGGCAATTCAGTAAACCATGTCGGTAATCGTGTTTCGTCTGTAGGATAGCCAATTGAAGTCCAACCCAGCGGGTTAGGTTTTAATTTACACACAATAGTTTTCATACCATCTACAATCTTAGCAGAATAGTTATCACTGTTCATACGACGTAGGTTATTCCAATTCAATGCCGCACGAACGTGCCCGGGCATATTGGCCTTGCCTTCTTTTTCTTCTTTGGCGCCGTAAGCAGTTAAATTGTTTACACGTTTGGGTGAACCTTTTTCCCAAGCTGGTCGCTCCATGAACTCATACTTGAACTCGCGAATGCGTTCTACAATAGTTTCGCGAGGAGTTCCTGTCAGCACTTTCTCAAGAATTTCATACAAAAACTCTTGAATTACCTTGGGAGTGTCTGATCGCTTCAAGTCTAAGCCCATGGCTTTAATCTTACCTGGCTTATCATCTATGTCAAGACGTTTGCCTTCTAAGTCATAGATTAGTACAGCATAGCGTTTTTTAGTAATGAACAAACTGTTAGACGCTACTAATTCACGGCCTGCTTTGATAAGCTCGCCGGCCTCGCGCGGGCAATGGAATGCCTGTTCCATAAAGGCCGGAAACGATTCGTTTACCTGGTTGGCAATATTATCATACAACTGAACGCACATTTCTTTTGACCAAGTCATACGCCCTGCGGCCACTTCTTTTTTGATAGCAGGCCAAGCAGTGAAATAACAGGAGTCTGTATCACCATAAATGATAGCCTCACCTAGATGATCTTTGACGCCGGTAACGCACTCATTGATGTAACTGGCCATGTGCCGAGCAATAGCACGTCCTGTGAGTGTAGTTGACTGTCCAATGCGTTTGTCAAAGAATCGGCAATGCGGATTTAAAATAGCGCCATACAAACTGTTCAAGTTAATCTTTTTAACTAACTGTCGTTTGTCCCAGAAGGCAATCTCTTTGGGATCTGTAGCTTCTTTCTTCTTGGCCTGTAGTTCTTTACGGTCAGCATACCAACGCTCTAACAAACCAGGAACAACGCCTTTCTTTTCGTAAGTAACAATAGTGCCGTTGGCAGTCAGCATCCAAGGTTGATTACTGTTAAAGATCATGTTCCATACTTCTTTGGCAGAATGTACTGACTGTTCGCCGTCCTGCCAGTCAATTGTAATTTCTGTGCCTGCCTGTTGTTCCATTACTGCTGTGTATTCAAATGAGCCAAAGATATTCTCCCAGGCGGCCGCAAACGATTTCTTTTTGTTTTCGACCAAATCATTGATATAGTGATTGGTGATTGTTGGTCGTAGCTGTCCTACAACAGTTTCCATTCCCATATTCAGCGCACGAATTGCTGAGGGATATAGAGAGTTGATGTCCACAGCGCCTACCCACTCATGTACACCTTTTTTAGGATAGGCAACATAAGCACCCGCTGCCGCAGTATCTTCCTCATCACGATGTTTACGATTAGGCACTACAAGTCCGCGTTCATGTGCTTCATTGATAATGGCCTGTTCAGTAACAGCCACAGCACCCATGACAGTTGGCAGTAATACAGTATTATCATGTGCAATCTCATTGGCTAGATCAATGAACTGTAGCTTCTTGTCTAATTTGTCTAGCAGTAAAGTATCCTGCCGGTTATATTCAATAAACTTTTTAAAGTTTTGATTGTACAGTTGATCCAGTGTGCCCTCGTAGGCTGTTTTTGTTTCGCCCAGCTCATACTCGCCGATGGCATCTAAACTGTAACTGTGCCGCTCTTCGTAAGTGTACTTGCGATACAGTTGCATATAGTCCATGTGTACACGGCCTACTAGGTCATAGGTATCTGATTCGGCGCCAAATCGTTCAAAGGTTCGCGGTTTGGGGAACTGTCCCCATAGACAAAAACGTCGGGTATCGTCCTTGCTCAATACACGAGTAATACGGTTTACTGTGTAAGGTATATCATAGCCTTCTGAGTTCCAACCAGACAGCACGTCGGCGTCTTCGATCAAGTCTAGGAAAGTTTTAAGCATTTCGCCTTCGTCTGAAAATACCAATGTATTTTCAAAGTCTTTGGCAATATCCTGCCCGGTTTCAAGACTCATGTGTTTGGGTGGAATTACCAGTGTAACTAATTGTTCCATCCACTGTAAATAAACAGATATAGCTGTTACCGCGTTGAACGGATCTGACGTAGGAGAGAAGCCACGTTTTTGATCAAAGTCCACTTCAATATCGAAGAATGCTACATTTAATTTAGGAGAGTTTTTGCCTTTGTAGTTGTTTTCTAAACAACGAAAGATAGGGTTGATATCAGACTCATACAAGTTTTTACCCTTGGCCATGGCCTGCTCTTTGCGAAATTCTTTACCGCTGCGAGTTGAAAAGCGACTAACTGGAGTACCGTAGATGCTAGTAAACTTACCACGCGGATCGTCATAATAAAACAAATACTCCGCAGGGTATTCTTTATATACACGCTCTCCGTTGATACGTTCTACTACATGGATACGATCATGTTCGCGATCGTATAGACTGTCTACATAACTCAAATTGTTCTCCGCTTGTGGCCGTTGTGCCTTGTTTCATGCTCGTATGTGAGCGACTCATACAACTATTTATAATGTCTTGCCAACTTGAGTTAAGATTTGTTCAAGCAATTCGTGATCGTCTTTCTCACGACCAAACTCAGCTTTGTGTGCTAGTTTAATTGCTTTTTTAAGAATGCCTGGTTTGATTTCTAATTCCTCAGCAATAGCTTTAACAGTATCGTTTAAACCACCTGAAAGAGTTTCAATCTCCATGGTAACTTGCATACCTTCATTGATCAACTGTTCAAGTTTTTTAGTTTGTTCTGCTGTGAATACGCGATCTGTCATGTAAATCTCCTATATAGTTTTACTATTATACACTGAGATTTGGTAAAAGCAAGAGAAATTTGACACTTTTGGTAAAACGGTAGCGATTCGTTTTAGCCAGGGCAGGGTCCGCCCAGCCTCGCAACTAAGTGCGGTCCTAAGGCTATTCTTTAAACGGGTGCGTAAGGATTCTTAGGTGTATCGAATCCGTCATCATCCGGGTATATTGGATAATTGTTCATGGTGTGGTTCCCAATCGTACTTAACATTTACTACAACTCGGTTTTGTTTTGCGTAGTATGCTTTTGGATCAAACGTATCGTGGGTAACTTTAATGCGCTTGTGTGAGCCGTCGTCAAAGTATACTGTCCAGATATAATACTGGCCTGGTTCAAGTTCGTCTACTTCGGTTTCCTCGGATAGCGGAATTGGTTTGCCAGCCCATTTACTAATTACTTGTTGACGAGCTTGTCTTTTTTTTAACTCTAAACGAGTTTTAGGATCTAAGGCCCAACCTGGTTTGTTGTTGGGAGCTGTTTCTAACTGTTTAGATGGTTCTTTAATTCTTGTGGCACGTGGCGCGTGACGTTGCCAGTACTCTTGATCTGCCTTATCTTTACTTGCTAACTCAGCATCGAGAGCTGCCATCTTGCGTTCTAAGTCTTGACGACGCTGCTGATGTTTAGAAATTTTAGCATCAATTGCTGGCAAAGACTTTGCGGCAGCGATACTG